GTAAACATGTTCATTAAATTCAACTAAAGCTTCTGGAGCTCCTACTAGTCTTAATAAAATTTCAATTGACTTTCTGGTTCCTTTAGATTTGAATAAATAAGCCGAATTTAAAATTAAATTCCTGTAGTATTGGTAATTAAGTTCGTCTGGTGTCATACCTCTTGACCATCCAGTAAATTCATTTGACCCAGTGTTAAATACTGAGTTTAAAAGTTCATCATTACTTATTGGTGATATATTTGTTTTCCAACCTAGTGTTTGTGCTAAATTCTTTAACAATTGTGATGGAATATCATTACCAATATTATAATTAACTGAATTCATATTTGATAGAGCTGATATAAACATTTTTGTTTCATCAAAACTTCTACCGTATATCTGTAATAGTTTTTCAAATTTTTGATCCGAGGTGTCAAATTCCTTTAAAGCTCCGGTGGTTAAAAATCTAGAGATTAAGTTTGTTCTATACTCATCTAATAAATTTGTGTATTCATTTAGTTTACCTAAATATTCGTCAAACTTTCTAGTTTTAATATCTAAGTTCCATGGACCTTCCTTGGGGAATGTTAAAATTTCATTTGTTATACTAAAAGATCCGTCATCATTCTCTTTAGGTAGTATGAATGTCGCGGTATACTCTGGTACAACCATTCTGTTTAGTAAGAATTTTTCAACCTCATCAAAATCTTCGTTAAATGATTTATTTGTGGTTAACTTATTTGGTCTTAAATTGTATGGGTCTGTAATTGTTGTATTACCAGAAAAAGGATTTCCAAGAACAACAACAGTTAGTTTTGTGTCAGCTGATGGGTCAATCGGTGAGTAATAAACTATTGGGTATTCATTATCATAAAAAAATAGTGAATATTTTAGGTAATTTTTTGTGAAGTTCCTAAGTGGTGATACTTCTATTTCCTTTAACTCAAAGTTTCTATCTGCGTTTGTTGTGTAATCAATATCAAATGTGTTATATAAATTATCTAAATTAATATCGAAAGTTGTTTCGTTTTCAACTTGATCATAAACAATGTTAAAAGCACTGTAATATGTACCAAAATTTGGTTGTTGGCTATATACTTGTAAAGCAGCTGGGAAGTAATTTATTATTTTTGTTATCGAAACTGACATTCTTTTACTTAGTGACCCATATAGTGTGAAGTTACTAACTTGTGATAAATCAAAATTTGGATAAACTCTAAAATTTTTAGCTAGTATTGTTCTAGACTCCTCAACACTATCGATATTCATTGAATTTAGTGATATTGGGTCGGAGAAAGCTCCTATTGTGAACGTCCTATCTTTTTTCTCACTTAACGCGGTGGTAAATTCAAAATTAGCTTGTGTTAAACCACCTCCAGCTACTAACTGGAACCCAACCAAGTTGTCCGAAAACGAACCTTCCCCGCTTGGTAATTGTGGTGGACAAGTATATTTTTTTATAGCCATTACGGAATTATATTAGAAAAACTTTTACTAAAATCAATATTACCCCCTCTATCCTGTCTAACCTCATAAAGTAGGTCGTTAAATTGATCTCTAATCTCATAAAGGTTGTATTGTTTGTAAATATTGTTATTTTTATCGTACATCGTGTAGATCCCGTCATCAATAGATTTCGTTTGATTACCGAACATAGCGATAGCTAATGTTGATATATCGTGTTCAACTATTTCAATTTCCGTCGTTATTGGGTTAAAAAATGTATTTGTTATTATGATGTTTTGATCTGGTTGACCAATAAATGGTGTAGCGTTAGGTTTGTTAGTTGGTGATGATGATGGTGATAAGGTACAGAATACTAAATTTGTGGTACCCTCAACATATCGATATCTAATTGATTTTTGTGACGTGTTTGTTAAATTTTGATAGACCGGTTCACAATAAAATGATGAGGTTATAATTCTAAAAAAATTAGGGATTTTTGTACCGTCGGAATTTAAGTACTCAACTCTAAACCCAACCAAACCTTGATTAATAAATTTATTCCTATATTGTGTGGGTACGTTATTTAAATCAATAACCAAACCTTTTACATTCGGTAAAGATGATAATATTCCACAATCGGTTATTACCGTTCTAATTTCAGCTGGTCTAATGTAAAGTGTGTAGATACCCAATCTATTAAACACGTCAGCTGGTAATTTTAAATTATATAATCCACCCAATATCTCAACATTAGTGTTCCCACCTGTTAAATTATTATGAAAATATGGTCTCAAAATGGTACTAGCGTCCAATTTTTGTAATATGAAGTTGTCGGTATCATCCCTACTAGGAGTATAATTCAATATAATCTCAACGTCGTCTGGACTAACATCCGCACTTCTTATTGTTCCGTAATTACCTGTTGCCACAATTAATTTGTTTTAATTTTAGTTTATTTATAAATACTAATTATAGTCATTTTTAACTTTGAAAAACCCATAACCGTATTTAACTAAGTCACCCAGATTATCTACCTCCCCCAGTCTTTCAATATATTCAAGAGCGGTCAACTTACCCCTATCAACATACACGTTTGTTTGGACCTCTGGTTGGTCAATGATATTAAGGTAACTTTCATTCTTTGTGATCGCTGACAATATCATGTCATTTAACGTTAATCCAGATGATTGTGTAACGTATAATGTGGTTCCGTCCTCGTAGTCATAATAATCAATATCACTTATGGTGTAAGCGGTATATGACCCACTTGGGTCCGGTCCCCAATATATCCCAACATTACCTGATGTTCCAGTTACTGGAATACCCAATTTAAATTTACCCCCATATAGATTATACTTGGGTCCATACTGTATTAAGTCATTAACTGTTGATTCTGTGTATCCAGTAACGAGAAATGGTACAGATATGTAATTACTACTTACAAAGTCATTTATATTTGTATTTGAGTCCCCTGTAAATATATAATCATAACTTATTGGGGTTCCAGACCAATTACCACCTGATGGGGTAAATGTAGCGGTTCCCTGTGGGTTAAAAGGTACAATATTTGTAAAGGGTACTGTTACCGTTTTTGATACAGTTGATATCCCCCACGGTGAAGTAGCGGTCATAACAATCGTAAATGTATCATTTGTCAGTGGGTAAACATGTGTTACTGGTGTTGTCCCACTAATAGGTTGTGACGTTCCATCACCCCAGTCAATAACATATGTCACCAATTCCAAAAACTTTTTAAATTCTAAGTCTGATGTATTATATAGGGAATATGTGGTTGGGGACATTGTGGATCCTGAAAACAAAAAGTTTTGAATAACATCTTTCTGTAATACAGCTCCGTCAAATGTTGAGTAGTACCCAATGTCAATAGCTGTTTGGGTGAACATTATTGGTATGGTTAATCCGGTCAATAATGATGTACCTCCAGTACCCCCACTTAATATGTTGGTCATACCAGTATATACACCGGTGGTTCCGGTTAGATATTCGGTGGTCGAAGCTGTAAACAAACAACATGGGTCAATAGTGTAAAACGTTTCACCATCACCGGTATATGTTACCGTAATTAAATCACCCTTTATATTTTCAGGTGATATTTTAAAATAATACTTTTGTTCTTCCATATTATGGGTTTACGTATTCATACCAATTAATCTGGTTTATCAGTATTCCACATCTAGTGTTGTTATCAGTTCTAAAAACTTGGTATGTTTTTTCATCATAATTTAACTTAACCTTATAATAAAAATATTGACCATTATCAAAATTAAATTTATTTGGTGTTATTAAACTTTGTGGTTTGTTAGTCATTCTAATAAATGTACCCAATTTAGCGTCAAAAAATTTAGCTGACATATAAAACTCATCGATATTAATGTAAGACCTGTCTCTTAACCAATAAATAAAAAATCCTTCCTTATCACCAACATAATCTAAAACAAATTGTGGTTTTTTTATATCTACGTTTGGTTGTAGTGGGTTAATTGATACCGACTCGGTTAGACCTTGTTGTACTGGTATTATTATCGTCAAATATATTTTTTGGTTTTTTTCGTCATTAGTATCATATAAATCCAATTTAAAAAATGACTTGGTAAATGGTTTTTTAAAGTAATATATTTCTTGTGGACTAAAGTCCTCATAAATGTAACTGGTCCCCCAATCAGTTGGTGTGACCGTTGTGGCGGTTATTGGTTGTAGATCCTTATAAAAATTAAAATTGTGGTATATTTGTGTAGCTTTTTTATTAATAGTAAAAATGGGTGTGGATAAAACAAAATTCCACTCGTCATGACTAAACCTGACCGTTTCAAAATCTTTAGCTATACCAATAACTTCCTTGACCATTTCGGTTTCGTATTCCTCAACACTTTGATCCCTACCCATAAAATCCCAATTCATTTCAATTGGTATATTTATTTGGTTATCAATATTATCCCTTAAAATTTTATATTTATTCACAATCATCTATTAATGGGTCTTGAATTTCGTTTATATTTTTAACATTGGTTCCTTCCGGAATTATTCTAAAAATTGTGTTAACAAATGGGTAATGTTTTCCATTTGTAAATGGGTAATCAACACCAATATTATTTTGGTCAATAAACCCGTACGGATACAAATCTCTCCACCTAAAACCATTAGATAAATTTGAATAGAAGCTGTAGTCTGGTAGTCCAACAATGTTTTGATCCTGACTTTCCTCCACGTAGTCTGAAAATTCCCTAATAATTATTGGGTTGTGGGGGTAATAATAATACCCAAACTGATTTGTCTGGAAGTTATCGTTGGTCAGGTAAAACCAATTATTGTTAAATTTTATTTTATGACAATATCTGGATATTAATCTTTCTGTTTGTTGGTAATCGTTCCACTCACAAAAATCCCCATCAAGTGTGTCCCCCGAAATTACATCTTTATTATAAAAAAATGGTCCTTGTGATGGTATGGTTTCCGATGTGTAAGTACTTTCAGATATTGTGGTATTGGATAGGGTGTTAAATTCATCCCACCAAGAACTTGGTTGACTATTAACTAGTGGGATATTAAACTCCCAACCTTGTTTTAGTTTCCTTGTCCACCCAAAAAATCCTTTCCAGATTGTCGTGAAATATAATTGACTGATCGGTCTATTTTGATTATCTCTAAGTGGGTTTATATCTATATCAACATTAAATGATAATGTATACGATTGGGATCCTTCTTTAGTTGAGCTTCTTTGTTTATTATTGGGGGTTAGAATAGCTATCTCATCTTTAATGGTATTCTTAAAGATGTTTTGTTCAAATCCGGATTTAACTAAAACAGATTCATTACTATTTGTTATAATTTTGTGAACTCTAACATAATATTTTGATGTTGTTTCATTTTCATTTGTCTTACTTATCACTCTTTTAAAAGTACCCGAGTTGTTAGTCAGGAAGGTTGTACCGGTAAATCCTACATTTCTAATGTTAAAAATATATTCATCACTACCATACCCAAAATCACCCAATTTAGTCACTTTAAATGTGGATTCCCCATTATATGTTATTGGTAATTTAACGTATTCACCCACACTTAGTCCGTGTTTTACTGGGGATCTAAATCGTATATGTCGTCCATTAAGATCACTACCCAATGTAATTAAATATGGTATTCCATCACTAACCACCCATGACCAAGATGTTGTTGTGTCATAATCAACAGCGTACATTTGTTTTGTATGATCATTTTTAAATGGATAACTCATGTAGTGTGTCCAATTATATGTTGTGGCACTTTTATTTAGAAAATCTATATGGTTATTTGGTGGTGTTGTATATCCAACAACATTGTTATCAGTTCTAATAAAATCAAACTCTTGGTACTGTGGGTAACCTTCCCATGGGACTGTATTTGGACTTGATGATAATAATTGTGATGAAGCGTTATTGATTGGGTTTGTGTAGTATAGATTGTTTTTATACGGTGTGTAAGTTGTACTACCACTAAATTCATTTTTAAAGACTACTATAAACTTGGTTGATGGTCTGAATACAGTTGATTCTTGTCTTTCATTATCATATACGGTTTCAAGATTTAGATCAACAATACGATCAAAATCAACAATTTCTTTGGTGTTTTGTGTTAACGAAATATCAATTTCATCATTAACATTCGGTGATGTGGTATATCTAAGACTACCAAGTATTATATTTGTTGTTGTTTCTACACCCATATTAGTCGATAATATTTACATATAATTTTATAAATCTATTCACAGCTGTTTTACCGTTTTTTAAACCAAAGTAAAAATGGTATGGAGCTCCCACTATAAATTTATTTTGTAATGGTGTTCCATTTATTACTGGATTACCAGAAGAATCAATATTAGTAATAAAACCATACTGTAAATTTGGTGGTACTGCTGTCATAGTAGATGTTTGAAAATAGTTAAATGGTGAGACGTTATTAC